TAATTGAGGTAGTTGTTGTGTATGTAACATTACCTTTAGTAACACTTGGTACTACTTGATTTAGGCTAGCATCAACCACTTTAGTAAACTCGGCATGCACCGCCGGAGTTCCAGTACCCTGTGTACCACGTCGCAGTTGGCTCAATGTGTTAGTTGTTAAATCTCTCACAAAATATGTAATGCGTTCTGCCCCAACAAATACCACCCCAGGTGTAGCAGTTCCTGGACTCGGTTCTGGACATTTGGATGCATCAATGACTTTAATCTCAGTATCTGTGATCAATAAGTCCTGCGCCAACAATGTTGAGAACGCATTGGATATACGCAAGAAGCTTTCATTTCTTACCATATTATTGAATATTCTGTAACCTAACACATTCACGTTAGAATCAACTTTAGTATACACTTGAATATCTAAGGTATCAAAAACAATCCCTGGGATAAGTTCTTCCGGGGCATGACTTGAATAAGCATCTACGTATTCTCCGCCATCTAAATTGATATCCTCTGCTCGTGTTCCTAGAGTAGAATCAGTATATAAACTACTGATTAATGTATCTACAGTGCTGTCGCCCAATATAGGGTTACCATCTTCGTCATATTGAACATTGTCAAATAATATTTTGTCAAAGCCGCCAGCACCATCATATCCAGGTTGTTGATCAAAATTTAATCCCGTTACCTGTACCCCAGGGTAATCTATGCCTTTTAGTAGTTGCCCTAGATCTCGAGCAGGCATTGTGTCACTTGGTGCATAATATGCCATGATACGGTCATTAGCATTGTCAAACTCGCTAGCATTTACTCTTGTGTAATTGTCAGGATTGAAGCTACTACCGGTTGTAATATTTGCATTAACTCTATATCCTACCCCATTATAGCTTACTATAGTGTTTGCTGTTAAGGAGGTATTTGCAGACCAATCTATTACACTGCTAGTATAAGAAATACGATCAAATTTTAACGTAGTGTTAATGTTTCTAACTTGGTTATTTTGCAACACTGCATATGCACGTGCCGGAACCGTACTTGATCCATTGACTATCACTGTTGGAGTTACAAAGTATCCGCTGCCCGGATTAGTAACAATGATGTTGGTTACTGCTCCAGTGTCAAAATCAATTACAGCTCTTGCGGTTGCTGAAGTTACACCACTACCGCCGCCAATAATAGTTATAATTGGCTCATCTGTGTAACCACTACCGCCATCTTCAACTAATATACTTACTACAGTATTATTTCTATTTTGGTACCATTGGCTGTATACATCAGTTTGCCATAGTGCTTGATCTTTAACTACTTCCTCACCGCTTGGACTTCTAAATATTTTAGTATCAGTATCGTAGTATGGAGGCAGATCAAAATCAGTTACACTACCTTCAAAGAGGTCTAAACTGTTGTAGCCAACTAAATATTCTCGAATTTTAGTCGAGTAAGGTTTAACTTCATTGATATAATCTTGGTAGTAGGTTTGATTGTCTTTAATGTAATTAGGGAATTGATTTAATTCTCTCAGACTGTGCGTTACGCTAATAAAACTAGTTTTAAAGATCCAATCTACATATTTTTGTTCGCCGAATAGGTAGTTAACCATTACAAAGAACAGCTTATTAGTTTCTGCGCCTAGTTCATTAATAAAAATGTCTTCGTGAAGAGCTTGAATAATATAACGAATCTCAACGTTTGGGTTTTGATCCCATCGGTTAACATCAAACCCTTGATTACTGAATCCTAATTCATTGTTAGCAAAGTCCCCAAGATTTGATTTAAGTTGTATGGTACCGTTTTGAATACCCACAACATCAAATCCGCCTTGGTCGTTAACAACAAGGATATTCCAGCCGCCAGTTTCGCCTAGTTCAACACGAACAAGAATTTCACTGCCTGGTTCTGCCTGCAATTTCAGTGCATCAATAATAGTAGTAACTGCATAGTCCACTTGTATAGTATTATCATATCCTTCTGCGTACCAGTCGACATATTCCCAATACAGGTTTGTTTTATATGATTGTACTCGGGCAATTTCCCACACTAAATCTTGATTTAAGGTGTATAGTACCCATAAATTGTCCTGAGTAGTATCCGTCTCAATTAATATTTTGTAGCCTACAGGTAGATTTGTAACATCAATATAAGCCAATGCCTCTTCTGTGGCCACTAGTTGGTCGTATTCACCAAGTTTTGCGTTGGGCATAGGCTCTGCAGAATTCAGTTTTGTTAAATCGTATTGTCTTGCAATTGGTTTCTTAATTAAAATACCGTTAACATACTGAACTAAATCGTTCATAGCAGCTAACCGATCAACAAACATACTTTGTCGTGGGCGGAATCCGACCCCCAATCTATCTGCTACACTTAATTTAGGGTCCGGAACCACTGCGCCTGCGGCATCAATGCCGCTTAAACTATCAATCAATTTGTTTAATATTTTAGCCGGAACAAAACTTAAAGCATTACCTTTCTGTATCAGTTCATATTCACTGTGAATTATACTGTTATTTTTAACAACTTCGTAGTCAAGATGTAAAATAGTATCGCTGGCACTTAGGTATGAGCCTACGTTATATAAAATCACAGCATTATTCTGCACAATAGCAGCATAAGCAACACCAGCCGATTTAGGATTTTCTATCAATGAGGAAATTACTGTTAACGGTAATCGACGATTTGGAGCAGTCACAGTGTCCAGATCAGTTCTTCCGCCCACCCAGAAATAATACTTACTTGTAATGTTATTAGTTAAACTATCAACATAACTCACTTCAACGTATGCACTATCGTCTTGGTATTTAGGTACGCCTCGATTTGGGTATGTATCAACATATTGACTAGGTAAGACATCACTTTCGGCCCACTCAAGAATTTCTATAGTACTATCTGGGAACAATCTACCCCAATTAATAGAACGATATGTTAACGAATCTTGTTCGTAGTCAATATATCGAACACGATCTAAATCCCACCAAACTTGCCCTAATTGTTCAGCGCCCCAGTACAGATCAGAATTAACCGCTGTTCGAGGATTGGATCCTCGATTGTATTTGGCAGGGTCGTAAGCTGTTTTATAGTCAATTTCTTGTTCTGCTAACCCTGGTATTTTTCCTTTAGCTGGATCAATGAATTCTAAGTTAGTTAAAATGGTATTAGCATTTTTATTGTATAAGAAAATATGATTCACACTATCTGTATCAACTTTAGGTTGTTGATATCTTATTAAGTTCCAACCTCTGGTTCTAGTAGGATTTTCAAATATGTATACACTTCCTGCATCAGTCAATGTAGTATCGTCGCCTGGACTACTTACAATAATTGTGTCTCCTACGATATCAACTGCGGCTCCAAATCGATCGCCCGGATTTAGATCACCTGGGTTGAGTTGCTGTGCAAAAGCATATCGCCCTGGATTTTCAACCTCGTCTCGAGGATCATCGTATAATTCATAAATGTATACACTACCGCTGCCTTTGATGCTGTCAAAGAACGCAGTAGAATCGCTATCCAATGTAGTAGTTGCATCGTCAAATGTTGTATATTTTTTAGTGGTACCACGCTCGCTACCAATTACCAACATATAAGCGTTTCTTGCCAAAATAACTTTATTACCAAAATACTCGTTAGTTGAGTTGTACGGATTGATAATAATCTGCATGAACGCAAATACCGCTAGTTCAGCCGACGAGTAAACATTTGATACGCCTTGTGGGTTCGCTGATATGTTTCTACCAGATAGAATACGTAACAAGTTTTTGGCCACAGTTTTGTCTGAGTCAATTCTTAATTTACCGCCTTCATTTGTTGCGGTAATGCCTAGTAAATCAGCTGAATTAATATCTTCAACAAATTCATCTAAACTTGTTGATCGTACAGTTACATTAGCATCAGCACCATTCACGTAGATGTTTCCAGAACCAACAACAAATACATTAGCGTCGGCGTAATCTGAAATTTTAATATAATTTCCAGAGGTATCCTCAGTGACAGCAACGTTTGCGCCTGAACTAGGTTGTGTAATAAAATCACCAGTGGTCACTGATATGTTTCCGCTTAATCCAAGATTAACTCGAACTTCAAAGTTATCTAATCGGATTGTATCGTTTGGAGCAAATGTTGGGTTAATTGCGTAGCCTGTGTTAGTACCATATAACCGACCTCTACTATGGAATTTCCAAACTGCGCCAGTGTTGTATGTTGTGCCGTTGTTGTAATACGGAGCGCCAATGTAAAATGCACAGTTGTTTGAACAGATTGTCAAGCTAGTACCAAATCTTGCGCCGCTCTGAATAGCTTCTAGGCCGCCCTCAAGGCTGTCGATACCTATTAATTTCTCTAGTAGGTTAATTTCGTTAGTTTCTATATAAACAACTTTACCAACGTCTGGTGGAGTAATAAATCTAACTACGTTATTTGCCAGTGATGGGGTAGTGAACGATGTTTGGTACTCACTAAATGGAATTTCAATGTTATCAATTGTAACCTTATGCACTGCTCCGATAGTACCGTTTGTAGTATAATCTTGATTGCCTGTGCTTTCAAATGCTTCAATTACACGATCGTATATAAATACTGCGCCTGCTCCAACATACTCAGTATAACTAACAATATTCGCAGTTGCCGTGCCTACTGGTATAGCAACTTTAATTCCATCAGTTCTTATACCTACGTTAACTGTTTCGTTTGGTGCACCAACCCCAAGTTGTGCTCCGTCATAACTGCTGTCAACTACATATCCAAATTCGCTACCCGCGGCGCCCTGTACTGTTGATACCAATGAGTAATATGGTGCTTGCTTGATACTAATATCATTTTGTTCTATATTAGCTGAAAATGTTACTGTTGTTCCACTAAGTGTATAGTCAACATTTGGTATGTATGTACGCTCTCTGCTAGTTACTAGTAGACTATTTGCATCATCTGCAACATCGGGGGTGAATGAAAGACTAATAGAATTTCGAGTCGACGAAGTATATGTAGCAGTAGGATAAATTGCTACATTGGTGATCGCTATAGGGTCACCGTGTATGTTAACATTTACAATCTGGATGTTGCCAGAACTTACCCCAGTGACAATATTAGTTAATGCACTTACTTCTACATTACTTCCATTAGACACATTTGCCGTAACTATTAGATCAGCACCTGTAGTAGGTTGAGTAATATGGTCACCAATATTTGCAGTGATGTTTGCGCTTAACGAAAGGATATTTAAATTATTAACAGACTCTACGTGTTCTCGCTCAGTGACACTCTTATTCAATCCGTAAATATATACTTTGTCATTTCCTGGAGCACCAACATATAACCATTCGCCAAATTCGTCTAAACTTACACTAAAGCCAAATCGATCACCAGATGCAGATAAGTTACCCACGATCACTTGTGATCGATCGTACGATGCTACATCCTGTAGTTTTTTATAAACATATACGTAACCATTGTCGTTATTGCTGCCCGGTGCGCCCACTGCGATTCGATTAGTAGATAGGTCAATACTAGTTCCAAACTCTGATACATTCCCAGTATCCGGAACAATAGTAAATGTCTGTATAAATTCATTAGTTGAATTTTTAGCAAACGTGCTAACTGTACCAGTAGAACCAGAAAGGGGATTACCAGTAACAGCAATTAACCCATCTGCGCTTAGTTTTACACTAGTGCCAAACCCATCATTTGCAGCATATTCTTCTTCGCCTTTGGTTAATTGCTGTTTCAGATTCCATGGCATACGTTTTTCATAAACTTTCCACAGGTTATTGCCTGTTTCGTATGGTTGCCCTTGGACAAAACTAGTCGGAGCATCTAAGTCAATCCAGATCTTCTCTCCTTCTTTCCAACCATGTGGAGGAACATATTTTCGTGCCTCTTCCATAAATTGGAATCGCAAACTATCCAGTACAAACAGTGTCCCGCGACCATTTAATTCTGACAACTCAGAAGTATCCCCAGCGTATGACACTGTTACTCTAGTCAGATCGTCCACTGAATTTACCTGATAGAAACCGTCGAACGCAGCGTTAAAATTTCTAACCATAAATATGCTATTGACCAAAAGTCCATGAGGTAAATTGGTTGTAAATGTGATGTATCCATCTAATGCATTAGTTAAGAAGATTACATCATTATCCGTTTCAGTGACACGATATACATTCCAATCTTGAGTGTAATCTTTAGCCACCCATATACTATATCCATTGCCAATTATGTCTAATCTATCGTTCAACATTGAAAATTCTGACAGATCAAAGATTGTGGCGTCGACATCATCTATGTTAACATATCCTGCTGTTAGAATATCGTTGCTATAGTCGCTGTTATTATCGCGATTTAATGCTATATTACCATTGTACTGGTCTGTTAATCTATAAAGTTGGCTGCTATTAAAGATCGTAACGCCGTCACCTTCGTTGCGACGTGTGCCGTATACAAATTCAGCAGTTGCTGGGTTAACTGAAAACGCTTTTTCGTCCAATGGGATTTCAATGTACGGATTTGTGTCAACTGCACCGTACTCACCTATGCGCACTGCCCATTCTTCAAAATAATTAATATCACTGGCAAGATTATTAAACTGCGCTTGAGTTAATGCGTCAAATGCATTAGGTGTTCCCTTTTGTCTAATATACCCTTTATAAAATTCAATTTGGCTAGTTTCGTTGACTCCAAGATCATCTAAATATTGTCGAGGTTTAAATCCAATTAACCCGTGACTATACTTAACTTGGTCTGCATCATTGAAATATCCATACGGATCGTAATAACTTTGTGATTTCACTGCTATGCTTGAGAAATTGCTTAGTAATCCCTTTTGAACCTGCCCGTAATCAGCCAACTTCCAATCTAAAAATTTAAAATCATCTGCTGCAGAAATATTATTTAAAGCCACATAGAATTGATCTTTAAACTCTACCAGATCACCTTTTAAGTAATCTTTGCCAGACTGCCATGCATCTACTTCTCCTGAGTTATATAAGAATCCTGGTGCATATAAACTTCCATCCCAATTATCAGTTTTTTGTCCTATTAGTTTCAATCGATATTGTCTGTTACCAAGCTCTGGTTTATATATAATATCATTGAATACCGTAGTATTGTCAAATATCAATACATGTTCGTATTGTACTAGATTTAAATCTACAAAACCAACAACTTGATCGTTAGTAAGCGATAGCTTAAATTCCGTAGGGCTACGCATTACGTTATAGTTATTATTCTTAACTAATTTAAAGTTTTGATCTAATACTTTTGTTGTATATTGATCATCTTGGATCCCATCAACTATTGCACCGGAAGTGTTGCATCGTATATTTTCGCCTGCAGGACTTAACACCAGTACACTACCGGTAGTCCAACCTTGTTGAGCCCAAAATAAGAATTCTTTAACACTCAACTTAAAGTTTCGTACTTCTGCAAGAGCTTCGTCTATTTCTGCAAATACAAACCCTTGAGCAATTAAAAATCTTTCGTAGCTTATTAAGAAGTCAACAACCTGTTGTTGATTTTTAAATTCGTAACCGTATGGAACAGTTAACTTAATTGGTTTATAGTCAAAATACACTACCCCTTCACTGTCAAGTACTTTGATCTTAGTTGCGTTACTGTTAACTGTGCTTGGTATAATTGTAAAATACGGATTTAATAAATTATACCCGCGAACAGTGAATCCATTTGTTGTTTTTTCAACAATCACCGCACTGTAATTTATACGATCCACTGGGGTTGATTTATATAAATGAACCTTGTAGTTCTCTGCGGGTACAACTACACTATCATTGGTACTGCTTGGACTACTTTGTTCGGCCAATACTTGAACATAGCTTTGGTCGGTGAACCCAGCCATTTTGTAGGCCAGATTTACTGTGAAATTTGTCAACATCGAACTAATCTTTTCAACTGGATTAACCCCCATATTGGTTAGATAGTTTGCGATCCAATTTAGATAACCTGCAGACCGAACAACAACTCCACCGCTGCGGTCGCCATTGATATTAATTGCAGATTGAACTAAGTGGTGATTTTCTGCGGTTAGGTATTGGTCTAAATCATTATTTTTACTGTAATTAAATGCATTAATAAACAGCCCAAAATATTTTGCAGGTTTTGCCAAAGCCATTGCAATTTGTATTGCATAAGGATAATCGCTGCTTCTGCGCCATGCAGTTTCAACTGGTCCTTGATTGCCTACCGCCCAGGCCGTAGCGGCGTTACTACTATTAAATGCTTTTGTTAAGATCCCTGCGGGGCTAATCAACCCGCCGTTTTCGTCTACAGGTATAATCTGACTCAAACCCGGACGAGCAAATCTTGCGTCTGTACCAGCACGATCACCGTCTACAATGCGTCCAACTTCTAGATCATCCCACAGCAAAGTGTTCCCACCGGTGTACGGTGCAGGGCCGTAATATCCTTCCCACCAGTCTGGTTTACTACTAAAGCCCAACATCTTCCAAGGTCTTAAGTGGGGACTGTCGGTGTCGTAGAAATATTGGAAACATGCTCTCCAGCTACCTGGCAGAGGCTCGCCATCGATTCTATCAACAAATCGACTGTAATTCCATGTGAACGGATCATTGCTTTCAAATGTTTCGTTGCTTGAATAATCTAATCTATTATTACCAATCCAGCTTAAGAAGCTACCTGATAGAATACTATTAAATTCAGATATTGTATAATCGCTGTCTCTAAATTTGCCAGGGATAACATTATAGATTTCTCTTGGCAACTCTGTTTCGGGCAATTTAATGTTATTGTAAATTCGTTTCTCTAGCTCAAGTATAAAATTATCTCTGTAGTCGTCAAATGCCGGAGTTACACTGCCATCGTGCCCTCTGATTACATTTATTGGATCTCTATAGGTATCATCTAAAAATATCTCAGGAACAAATTTAGGATACAGCCCCAACTTAGTTGGGGTCTCAGGGATATAATTACCATCGGTGTTTGAATACTCAACAATTTTAATAACATCATCTATAGCCAATTCAAGATTATCGTTGAACGTAATAGCCGGGCGATCTGTATCAAAGGTGTAGTCATTACCTATTACTAACTGAACGTCATTTAAGTATATTAATACAGCCTTGTTGCTCAATTGTTGACTATTAAAGACGTTGGTTATTTCATAAGATCGTACAGTGGGGTCAAACACAGTATAACCGTCTGCTACTATTGTTTTTAAAGGACCGTACGGTACCATGTCGCTATAGAACCATGGGAATGTTGAGTTTTTAATCTTGTTCATTTCTGTTAAGATCAAATCCACGCTTGCAGCAGGATTGGTAGGGTCAATTCCTGTCAGACTTGCACTTAATTCTAAAAATTTATTTTTAAATTTAGCATACTCGCGTTGGGTATATCGAACCGCGTCAACGAAATTTGCTGTATCATCTAATAAAAATAAACTTGCATACGGAACGCCGGCGCTGTGCTGTAAGATATTACCGCCTTGCGACTTAACTTCAAGATCTCGAAGATTACTTGCGGCCAAAACTTCGCCTATTAGATCTTTACTATTTTGACTTAATGAAACTAAATGGTTACGAAGCTGGCCTAATGTTAACGAATCTATATCAACGTTTTGTGCATTTAAATCTAAATTAGGTGGGACTTCATAGTTACCACGGGTACTAACTTGTTCACTGTATACTAAAATGTCTATACGGTCGTCTGTAGATAAGATCACATTAACTGTAACAGAGTTATTTGCGCTGTCAAAGACCCAGTTAGATGGATTTAGTCGTTGATTATTAACGTAGACTTTTAAGTACGGTATAGATGCTTCATTTGGATTAGGAATAACATCTAAAATAAACGTATTTGAGTTTGTGTAACTGTAATTAAGAATTTGATACTGCTTGCTTTCTTCAACTACGGTTTTCCACATGTTGCGGTGCGCTACAGTATTTCTATCAATAATCTTTACTAAGAATCCTGTATTAATATGCGGAGTATAACTTTCTTGATCTATCACATAATTAAAGGTATCAGTATCAAAATAGTTTTGAAATTCTATGTCTCCTTGAGTTCCAAAATTTCGATAGCTTAGTGCAAATCCTAGTATACTGTCTTCAGTGCCAGTTGTTGGTCTCTTATATCCAAATATCTTAGTTCCTGCAAAAGAACTGCGAGGATAGGTGGACAAACTTACACCAGTTTGAGTGTGTACTTCAAATAACGGATCTTGATTTAACCCGGTCTTTTGTTGGCTTTCATTCCAATTGGTACCATCAAACCACCAATGGCTACCTTTATACTGTCCTTGTAGTACTACTACACTATCCCACTCTAAATTTTCACCATCCTCAGCTATGTTGAGTTTAATACGTAAAACTGGGTCGCCTGGGGTTCCTTCTTCATATTCTACTAAATTTAATACGTAAATTTTATTTCGAACCAATGGATCATTATCAGCGGCAAATAAAATTCGCATACCGTCAAACAATGTAGTTCCTAAAGCTACGTCAAAAATTTCACCTTCAAGTTGGTTAAATGCATCGGTGGTAGTTAAGTCAAGCACATCAATGTGACGCTTACCGATTCGACCATAATTATATAGCTGAAAATCACCCTCAAATTGAACAATTGGTCGTTGTGCTCTCAAAGTTTGGTCAAATACTGGGATAGTATTATTGTACCTAGCGGTAGCAGTAATAACATCTCGATGGAACCAACGATTATTGCGTGACCAAGCATTTAAATCTAAGGCACTTCTATTGATTGTAACATAATCAGGAAATGACTGATCTGGATAATTTAACTCTAGTTCATCGTTATATAGCTCTGGTGTTACTAATAATGTGACGTCTACCAACCGAATTGCGTCGCCCACACCTTCTACATAGTATTGTTTATTTTGATAATTAGTTGGGGTTACATCAGATCCAAATTCAATTTTAAGGCCACTGGTAAATTTGACGCCATTCGGACTTGTATATGTTTTTTTACCTAAAATATCTTGTTCTACATCAATATTCCAACCTGCATATTCAATGATTTTTAAATCACCGTACATGTTAGTTTTAACAGCATCTTGGAAGTATAAAGTATCTTGTACTGTTGATATTACTGGGACTCTATATAAAAATCCGTCCGATTCTTTGTAAAATTCTCGATTAGCATTCCCCAATCCATACTTAACATAAACTTTTTCGTCTACTTCAATATCCTGTACTGGCACTAATCTAATTAAAGGATCATTATCAACACCAACATCAACTAATATTATCTTCCATACACCATTTCGTTGGTTGACTGGAACTACGTCACCTTCGCCCCATCCTAAAATAGGGTTAAGATCTAAATCTAATACTTCTTCTGCGGTCCATGCTTCCTCGCCAAAGTTGGTAGCCAAAGTTTGGTCAACAAAAACTAAATGTTTTCCATCCAGGTTACCGGTAATACCAGCATACTGAGGATATGCGTTAAGAAATTGGCTACGCAATTTATTGTGCAGATTATTATAGGGTAATGAATAAAATGGAGTAGCATAGTCAACATTGAATACCGTTCCCATGGTCAGGAAACGATCTTGTGCATCACTCTGCGGCACTATAAAAGTAATAGTCCCTTCATCAGTTCCGTTGTTTGTTACACCCAGCACTTCTCGATTACTAATAGTAGGTGTAGCGTTTAATTTTCCATCCACTCCGGGTTCAATTTGTATCCAAAATGGAACCCCCGGTTGGTTGACTACAAAATAATATGTACCACCACGTGCTAATGTAAGAGTATCAGACACCAAACCTGTAGAAGTTGTAAAGGTATATGTTTCTGTCGTAGGGTTTCGAGTAACTGTAAAGGTTTCTTCAGTTGCTACCCCAGAGGTGTTTACAGCAACAGAATCGGGACCATTGGGTAACCAATAATATTGTGTAAAGTTAATTAACTTATCATAACTAACACCAGGATCAAAACTATAAAATTCATTATTAAATAATCGACTATGATTATTTGTAATACCGCCATAGTACTTGATCTTGTTTAATAGATCAATATAACTGCTAAAAAATGTTATATTAGATTGTTCATCTCGAACAACAACACTTGGCTCAAGTTGATAATTTTGTCGATCTGATGTGTTTTCAGTGACATAACTATCTTTAGACTTATATGTGGGTGCAAATTTTCTACCAATATAGCCATTGACGGTTTTTAACTCTGGTTCTGATATCAATTGATCCAACGTAGCCGACAAGAATTTATCATTTGCATCGGTTTGAAATATTTCAGGTAAAAACTTTAAGGTTTTTCTTAGTGCCATGTTATTACTTGATCCTAACTGTTATATAGTATTTAAGCCGTTGCAGATTGGTTGATCTGCGCCGCGGTAATTGCTGAAATTATTTGTACGTTGTCTACAGTTGCTGCGCTAATAATAATTTCATTATATTCTGCATTAACTTGCAATAACCCCCCAAATGCGCCCGCTTCGCTAGCAGGTACAATGATAATACTAGCAATATTTGGCGCTAACACTTGATGTAAGTATGCGCTCAATTCACTAAAATAAAAGGTCTCTCCAAAGTCCCAATTTGAAACTTCAAAGTATGCATTGATAGCACTAATTACACTAGTTTTTACATCGTTATCGCTGACAACAACACTAGGGTTTTTTACAACTTTGAATGTGGCTTGCAGTGCAGGCTCGGCTTTGTCTCCAAAAATTGGTTTAAATTTAGCAGGATTATAAATTAGAGTATCGCTAACTGATTTATATTTTTCAAGGTTACTAAACTCTAAACTTAATTCCTCGCCTGTTGGTGCTACTGGCTGTGTAATAGTACTGCTAGTATCTCTAATCCAAGCGGTATAATCAGTTGAATATTGCTTAGTTAACAAATACAGGTCAATGATATTGTTTGGACTTGGATCAATACGTCTGTAGTTAGGACTGTTGTGTCTGTATTGGAAATATATATCTTGTCGACCTTTTTTTGCAGTATACTCTGTGGTTACATTTAATGTATACGTTGCACCGCTAACATTCAATTGATAAAACGCATTTTCTGGTGCAATATAAAATAGCTGACCATTTTGATATAGAGTAGCTGCGATCTGAGCATCTCGCAACGTACTGTATTGACTATTAACAGTTGTATTGTTCACTGGAGTTTGTATAACATAATTGTCATATCCGTAAGTGTTTTGGAAATACACATATTTCTCTTCAGCGTTAATTTCAGGAGCAACAATCAACTCAAACAGTTCGGGATTGTCGGGTATGCCGTCATTATCACTATCTGGGAATGTTACTAAAATCTTATTAGGATTTTCGTATCCATCGATTTCAGTAATGTTTTTGTAGATGTACCAAACATAATCAAGGGCCAACGGACTTGCGCTGTCGGGCTGACTATTGACTTTTAGTACTTTTACTTGATCGTTAATCGTTGACCCAGTGTTTGGGTCATAAACTTTAACCGCATCATCAAAATAGAAGTTAGTTTCTTTTACGCTTTCAAAAATGTATTCCAACCCGCGATATACCACAGTGTAAGTTTGCCCCACGGTCTTAAAACGTATCATCCAACTTGAGTCAAGTTGTTGACTAGAGGTGTCCCCTACATAATCAAAACTAAATTTGCCTGTACTTAAATCCTGCGGACGTATTACTTCCCACTGAGTGGTGTTATGATCATAACGTAGACCAAAATCTTCAAATGCTTGAATATACCCCACCATAGTTTCGATCAATGAGATTGAAAATTCATTATTGAATACTGCATAGATTTGATCTGCGATTGCTCCTTGCGGCACAACCTCATTGATAATTATTGGGCCACTGCCATTGGCTAGATTTCCTAATCCGCCATTGGTACCATCACCTATAACCTGCTGAATGGCCGCATAGATATAGTACTTGTCGCCGCTTTTGCTTGGTGTTCCTGTGTTAATAGTATTTTGCGCATCAAAGTAATTACCTACACCTGCTGAAAATTTAACAATACTGCCTGCCTTGATGTACTTAAAATTACTAGCCACAATGTTACCAATTTGAATGGTATTCTCATCAGGATCGTACAAGTATCCAGTGCTACCATTGGCAACTGTAGAACTTAAATTCCAGTAGGCGTTGTTTATATCGATCAATGGGTAAAAGGCATAAAAATACTGTAGTGCTTCTTGTGATTGCACTAAAGGTTTAATTCGATTTAATATAACTCTATAGATGTCGTTTTTGTTAACATACTCAAAACTAAAAGTTTTTTCAGTTTCATTACGATATAGCAGGCCGTCTTGTGCAAAAATATTAGTACTTGAATATTTTCCTGTACTGTCTACTACGTCTAGATAACGGCTCACCCCCGAGCTTGTGCGATTTACTGCCTTGGCCTTTAACACATTACTAAACAAGGTATATGGCAAAACATTGTAATCTTCACCAGTCACCATACGATCTTGTGTGTAATATTGTTGCGGTGCTTTTTGTCTAATATCTTCTACTGTTTCTCTACCTGAACTATTTGCCACAGTGTACTGCAAACTAGAAGTAATAGTTAATGTTTCAATCCTTCCAACTCTACTTACATAGTTTAATGATAGACTAATATTCTGCATTTCGTCAGGTGTTATTTTGTATTCCAATCCATTGCTAACACGATAGTAAATTCTAAAACTGCCTTGTGGGTTATTAGCAAAACTCCCATCACCAAATACAAGACTAATTTGGTCACCGGCACGTGTGTTTACTTGATAGATATTTTTATCTGTTTCTTTGTTATAGATTACGTTACGCACGCCAACTGATGATACCTGATTCCACAGTGTGCTAGGATTGCCGTTGCTGTCAAGTTGATATAACCAAACATCCGAATGGTTAATATTGTTTACACTAATGTCAAATACACGATTAGGAATACTTTCTTCAAATATAAAATCTTGAGATTTAAGTTCGCCCTGTTTAAAGTAGACAAAGAAACCAGTATTATTGCTTGAGTTGCCTAGATTATCATTTTTGTACAAAAGATTAAATGCACGGTTTGGTTTTGGTGCCACTTCGTATACATAGGTTTGACCTGCGCTAGATGCACTAATTGCCTGAAAGCTCATCTGACTGCCCTCAACTAAACTTTGAAAAGCAAAAGTACCGGTCAAATTTGGTGCTAGGTTAATCTGATATTCGTCGTTAGTGATTCCGTTGATTAGTTGACTATTGCTAGGTTTACTAATAACTTGATTAGAAACCAACGCCGAATTCATTATAGCAGTAAATTGTTCCTGCCAGTTATCATTGGCAGCGTCTGCCCAATCGATGACTACTCCGTTTAAATTAAATCCGTTGCTGTCGTAGACATCTTCTGTAGTAGAAATGCTTTGAATCTTTAAGAATCCACTAGCTGGAATATTACGTTTGGGATTATAGGAAATTAGTCGTGCAAGTTTTAAAATACTGTCGCGACGTTGTGCTGTATCAATGAAATTTTCTCGTGCATTAAGATCGCCGCGAAATGCCAACGATTGTCCTAAGAATGCAACTAAGTCAATAAGAGCGATAAATTCGCTTGATTCGATAAAGTCGTTAAAATCTTCCGGGTAATATGTTCGTAAGTAATCGATCATGGACTTGCGTAAAGTTTCATAATCGTAACTCTGAAAGTCTGCGTTACGGAACGTCTGATAGATCTTAGTCCAATCTTCAGCAACTAATAAACTTGATTGTCTTGTGGTAATAGCCATACTGATTTCCTATTATAATGTATTTATTTTAGGAAAAAGTACGTAGATTATTACAGCACAGTTAGAGTATTTGCTTGGTTGTCAAACTGTAGTAACATTGAATTGATTTGATTTGTTTGAAGATATCGAAGCTCTATTTCAATTTGAATGCCCTGCTCATATTCCGTAATTACTACATTATCAACACTGATACGAGGATCGTAATTAACTACATTATTAACATCTTCAATGATTACACTTTTTAGCTCTTCAGTCAGCGGCTCATGAATTAGATTCCATATCACTGTACCAAATTTTGGATTCATTAACTTTTCGCCTTTACGAATGTGAAAATGATTAATAAGATCCTGTTTGATTAATTCAAGGTCAGTTAGGCGAAATTTTTTATTTCGACCAACTGTACTAAATCCGCGATAAAAGTTTGCCATAATAATATTTACCTTGTTATCCGTTGCGTAGACTATCTATTTTAGGACCGTATGTGGTCAACGCCCACTTACCTCGACTAAAGTAATCGCTAGCAGTTGTACCGTTTGCATCATTTGCATCTGCTCCGCTTTTCCTCCAAGTAGCAGCCGGCCCTTGGCCTACTAAATGTGCTGCACTTAGCATGCCTGCAACTTTTTCTTTAGACATTTCACTAGTAATTCCGCCGTTGGCTATTAGGTATCCATAGTTGTTGTTTGTAATAGTCCACATGGCCCGCTCTTGGTGATCTGGGGTATTTAAAAATTCTTCTTTACTCGAAGGTTTGCCTTCTCCGCCAATCCAGTTGCTAGCTATGTCAAGTTGACTAGCTGAGGTTACATTGTCTTTAATCAATTTAGCATCTTTAAGTGCAATGATACCAATTTGATACTTGCCTAGATATTGACTACCTGGTAATTGCGTCTTGTAACTAAATGTGCTTTCGCTGTAGCCCATCTGTGCAAAATATGCCGTTAAATCATCTTTGTCTAATGGTCCTATGCTGCCCTGCGGTGGTAACGCATCGAGCTGCATCTGAATATATTTTTCTGGAACTGCATTATTAACTGCTTTACCGTCTAAGGTATTAGTAACATCGTTAGATCCTGTAAATTCCTGAGGCTGCGTTCCTACTTTAGATGCAGGTGGTGCTGGTTCCGGTCGTGTGGCATGCAAGGAAAACGGCTCGTGTGTTGGCGCTACAGTTACAATAGTATTCAATGCGCCAGGTACTATTTTGTATGTTCCTGTTGTTTTGTCTAATACCGTATCTGACAGATTATTTACTTTTATTGGGGTAGGGCGATTTACATTAACACCAGCGGTTGAGTTTTCAAAGATTTGACCATTGAGTATTAGTTTTGCACTATTGGCGTCAAGGCTAATGCCCGTCGACTGCACATTAAAAGCACCTGTAGTGTTAATACCTACAGTGCCGCCGGCGGCAACTGTAATAGCCCCGTCAGTGATAACATTTAAACTTTGGCTATTAAACTGAACCTTGCCACCGGATCTCACGTTGAAGTTGCCGCCTGCATCAATATTGATATTACTATCGGCGTGTAAATTCAACGAACCTTGCGATCTTAAACTAATACTGCCAGAGCTAT